TGCAGCCGAAGCCACACCACAATCAAATCAAATTACGCAGTGGTCTTGTGCATTACAAAACCAGCAGTCCTACGGTTGATGCAAAGGTTATTATGAGCACCATCAAGGAAGACAGTAAACACGGTATGCTGTGTACGGTCAGAGATAGGCTCGCCTTCATCCATCCAGTAACCATCCTGAACGTAAGGGATAAACTTAGCAAAGTCAATGCAATAGATAGGACTGTAATCAGCACCCTCAAGCTGAGGAATAAAGACTACAGGCAACCTATTGATGAAGCAAAGTCCACCATCGTCAACCTTGAGGTTTCCGAGCACATCTTTGCCAGTATGATTATCATCCTTGAGATCAGCAAATTCCATAAGTTCCGCAACTGTAGTACTATCAGTGTAGATACGCTTAGCGGCAACACGGCTATTAGAAGGGTCACTGATAATCAGCGGCACTTTGAACCGAGTCTTCATAAACGCAATGCGGAAAGCCTTCAACATAGAGTTGTCAACCTTCGTGTAAGGGGCACAGTAGTTTCTCCACTTAGGCTCTTCACTAGCATCAATACCAGCGATGTTAGCAGTGAAGTTACCATTCTGATACTTAGCGGCGACACCATTAAAACCAGCAGAGCTATTTACAGTACCAGAAGCATCAGTGAAGAAGTTCAGGTAGTAAGGAACACCGTAAGGGTTAATGTCATCGTTCGCACTATCAGGAGTCTTCCAAGCACGATCTTCGATAAGGTTAGCCAAATCCCAAAGACCATCAACCCGGCGAGTCTTGAGCAGATTAACAAAACCCTTAGCGGAGTTTTTATTCCGCATGATCTCAACTTTGTCCCAACTGTAGTTGGTTCCAAGCTGTGTCCAAGGCACTTTGATCGTGTGCATTACCTCGCCAACGGCAGGTGTATCAGTATCATACAACCTTCGGTAGCGAGCGTTACCAGTAGGATCAAGCATAACCTTACGCTCAATCTGATTACCACCATCAATTTCCATCCGTTCATTTTGGTAGATTCGGCAGAACTCATAGTCCTGATTATCCCACATGACCTCGAACTGCTGGTCAGGTAGATCGTTCAATGTGGTTGCGATTAGGTCCACAAGTGCACTATTTTTTACACCCATCTTACAAACTTCCTTAAATAAAATTTCTTAAACAATTTACGAAACACTTACCATTTTATTTTAGCTAAACGCTCTTCAGTATTAGCGATGACATCTTTATTTGTCTTCGCTTTCTTGGGAGTCGATGTTGCTACTTTACTATTAGGCTTGAGCGTCATACTTTTTGACCGCTTCCTGACTTTATCCATGATGTCCTTACGAATCATCTTTTCCCTTATGGGCTGGGTAACAAGAAGGTGTGCCCTATCGAGAGCGTCCTCTACGTCCATGTCCTTACCTAAAACTTTAGCTCCGCTAATTAGTTCTTCTACTTGTTCAATAACAGCTACACGATTCATCTTTTCAGATGGCATAAGACCAGACCAGTCTTTAGCATCTTTATCCAGTGCCCCGTATGTAACTGCAAATGCTTCCATGCCCGGTGCTCTAAAGAATGAATCAATCTTTTGGCCGATTACTGCCGCCTGATCGTCTGCCAGTTTGTCTCGGTCAGTAGCGAGCTGACTACTAGACTGGGTTGGACGTTTCTCAAGCTCGTTAAACAAGGCTTCACTTTGCTCCTGCATCTGTTCCATGACATCAATCAAAGGATTATCTGGATCGTCAGTTCTTAGCGTCTCAAGATCAATCTTCTTGAAGCCCGGCTTATCTTTAGGTGCGTCAGGAGTAGCTTTCTGGGCCTGTTCCTTTTTGTACCTTCCGATATTGGCAAACTCCTGCGATACACTATTCATTTGATCGTGCATCTTAGAAAAGGTCTTAATAGCTAACTCAGGATTAGCCTTCATAAAATCAACGATCTCTTTATCGTCATATCCACCATTGACCGCTGCACGATAGTAAGCATCAGTGAGCTGCGGGTCTTCATCCTCACTGTCTTTAGCCTCCTGTGTGTCATCATCCGTGTCGTCAGTATCGTCCGTGTCCGCTTCGTTCTCTTCGTCATCCTCCGGGGTAGAGTCGTCATCCTCTTCTTCTTCACCCTCTTCAGCTTCGTCCTCTTCTTCTTCAGCGTCTTCATCAACTTCTTCGAGGTCATCAGCATCGAGTGGTTCTTCGTCAGGGATAACTTTGTCTGCTGAAGGATCACCGCCTAGAACTTGCATTGCTTCTTCTGCTGCATCTAAAATTTCCTGTTCACTTTTTCCTGCATCTGGTTTTGGTAATGCCATTTCATTTCTCCTGTTATTTGCTGCCCAGCTTAGTGCCGGGGGTAGGTTACACAGTCGCTAATTTTTTTCTTATGTCTTTCATGGTAATTACTGTCTTACCAGAATTATTCACTTGCTTGCCCGGCTGCTTCACAAATCCTGTCTTATCAAGGTAATCTTGATGCTTGGCGTAGTTGTCAAATATAGGTTGGCCTTGATCTGTTATCTTTATATCAGGAAATGTTGCTTTGTGTTCTGCTATTTGCTCTGGCGGAATTGCCATTGCATCAGATATAATTGGCTTGTCATAAGTATCGGCAGCTGCATGGGGAAGATCAGCTTGAAAGTCACGCTCCATAAAAGAGCATCTGCGATCACATAGTACGAGATCATCAGATTCAGACATGGGCTTAGTCACTTCTTTAGTCGCACCGCAACCGGGGCACTTATAAGAATACATCGGCATAGATCACCTCTTTTTCTTTTTGGCGTAAGCTTTATCGCCTTTGATTAGTTCGTGGGCAGTACGCTTCAAGCGGGCTACCCAACCTTCTTTTTTCATAGCCTTCTTCTTGGCCTTCTTCCTGTCAAATGCCTCGTTGCCAGCACGCTTTTTTGCTGATCTCTTCTTTCTCTTCCTACTAATGTTCTCTATATCTTTTTCAACACTGTACGCCATAGTTAATCCCCAAATGTTTGCTTTAATTTCTTATCGACCTTCGTTTCAAGTTTTATGCTGTCAGCTGCAATCTTCTTTTTGTCAGCCGCTTTTTGTGCAGCGTCAGCTTTCTTCTGCACTTCAGCCATAACAACTTTATAAAACTTAGGGTCGCCACTTTTAATTTCCTCGGCTTCGATTAGCGTATCAGCTTTAGACCTAACTTCCCAGCTATCGAAACCACCTATCTTATCAGGTTTACTCAATTCGCAACAGTCTCCACTCATTTATTAACCTTCTTCTTTTTATGGAATCTGGCAATGTCCTTATCGGTCAGACCAGAATGTTTTAAGCTTTTTTCAGTTGCCTTAGTTCGGACAGTCTTAGACCCCTTCGGCTTAGTTTTTCCCTTACCGAAGTATGCCTTGACTTTCTTCTTCAGTCGTGACACCCAATCTTCTTTCTTAGCCATTAGCCTCCCATACCTGACTGTGCTGCATTAGCCCCAGCCTGTGCGTCTTGGTTAAACTGCTGTTCAGGTGAAGCCGTTGCCCCACCGCCCACACTTCCATTCTGTGCCACCTCTCCGCCACCAGACTTACCCTGATTCTGCGGACCAAGTTGCAAACGCATATTCATACGCTGCATAAATTGAGGATCATCAAACCAAGCCATAACGTCAGCGGTTAAGCCCTGCTGCTCAGCAAGATCAGTTAAACAACGCTGAACATTAAACGGTATGCCCATCGTCATAGCTATATTAGCAGCATTGACAATACCCGGCATAATGTTAACTGCAAACTCTGTCATCAACCGAGCACGTGTTATAGGATCAGTAGGAACCATAGACTTCTGACGAATCTTAAATGTGTAATCTAAGAAGTCGCCCTGTCGCTGTTCCGGTGTCAATGTGATCTGTTGAAACTCTCCGCCAGTTGTTCGCTTGGTCAGCGGTAGATCAATAAGTGGATCAGTATGAAGATACCATGCGATCCGCTTAGAGACTTCACCAACTGCGTCACCTACCAAACCTTGAGCATCATCAAGACTAACAGACATGTTCGACTGCATGGCTTGTGTGCGGGTCGCAGTTTCCTTTGAACCCTTAGTAGCCTTCGACATATTGCCAGCCATTTGATCCGGGTTGCCAGCGACATAGTTAAACCACATCTGCATCTGTTGGACCATCTGCTCATTACGGTTATTAGCTCCGCCGAACGACATAACCTGTGCAGCTTGGGGATCACTTACCGCTACAGAATCACCGTCTTCAGCATCAATTATGTCTTGTGCCTCATCCGCAAATGCTGGGGAATAGGCCAGAATATCCTTCTGTCTGTCGGCCTGATCCATCATTCTTTTGAATGTACGGTTCGCAATCATGTGCAGGTCGTACCACAGGCTCACAGGAGCCACAGGAAGAGGATTGCCCGGCACAGGGGGCGAGAAGTTGAGGAAAACGTATGGCCCTTCAGCGGGGCCGTGGTAGTCCACAGAGCGAAGGTAGCCATCAAGTATAATTTGCTGCGGATCAGAGATAGTTACAAGTGCATTCGCCTCTGGAACCCATAGTTCAATTACATCAACGTAGTCCTGTAAAGTATAAGACTCCGAAACCCCCGCAGTTTGCTTTGTCATGTTCTCGGCCCGGCCATCTACGGCGAACTTAGACACAGGTAATTTCATTACCAGTTCTTTATCATAACTCTTATCATCTAAGAGCTGCTGTCTCGGCACTCGAATCCTGCTGCCAAGGAACGAAGACTTTCGCAGATCGGTACAAGTAGGATCGAACACAAAGTCATCGAGGTCAACGATCTCGGCGTAAACTTGGCCG